CGTCTTCGTAAGACGAATCGCAACTGTTTCCAGTGACGGCGGGACGATCAGCTTACGACCAAGGTCGAAGATCTTGTTGCCAGCGATGTCGCGGAAGTTCTGGCGGACAGCAACCATTGCGTTCAGCAAGGTGGCTTCGTTCAGATCAACATCGACAGTCGGCTTGTTGGCAATAACGCCGCCGTCAATCGGATGCGAGGTGGAGCAAAGAGCAACACCGTCACCGCCAACAGCCGCATTATAGGTCGTAGCCGTGTTGAAAATGTTCGCGCCGTAGATTTCCTTCGTCTGATGGAAAGATTCCGTCAGGCCAAGGTTCGTAGGCTTGAACTGTGCCTTGTAGAGGTTGTCGTCGATGGCTTTGCGGGTGATCGCATAACCAAGGCCGATTTCGTTATGTTCCTGATTGTAAACATAACGTTCGCCAGCAGCGTTATCAAACTGGGTGTTGCCACCTTCAGTCTTCAACTGGGCGAGGCCCAGATAACGCATGTCAACGGTGCGTTCCAACGCCATGTTCGACTTGGCGATTTCAAACACCTTGTCGTACTGCGAAGGAATCATCGAATACTTGCCTTCAACCCCACGGAGGCCGGGGAGGAGAAGGTCACGGATCTGACTAAGATTAATAGCCATTGTGAGTTACTCCCTTAGAGGCCAGTTGTGGTCCGGAAGGCTTGGTTATTGAAGCCGACCAGAATACGGTTATAGGCGGTTGTCGTGTCAGTGCCGGGAGCGCCGGGCGGCTGAGTGACAAGGCCCAAGATGCGGAAAGCGTATGCCGTAGCAGCCGAAATGTTCGCCTGATTGGCATAAGCAACCGACTGACCAGAGAGAAGCTGGGCAGAAGACGGCGATGCGGGCGAAGCGCCAGCAAAGTCGATGTTCTTACCAACGTTAGCCTGAGAAACGGCAGCCGAACCCGAAGACTGAACGACGAAAGTTGCTTGCGGATCAGCGATCACATAAGCAGCAGCCGCCTGACCCGAAGGGAGGGTCGTGCTTGCGGGCCAGAAGGGCGACCAAGTCGGGCGACCAACAGCCGAATTGTAGAATTCGCAGCCGATGAAAACGCCCAGAAGTTCGTTAGCGCCAGCCGTAGCCGTGGTAACGTAACCGTTCGAAAGCGACACAGGGTCGCCAGTGAAGTAGTAGTTAGTATCACCGCTGGCGATCAGATAGGTGGATTGGCCCAAAGAACCAGTGCGCCCATCAAGGAAGCCAGCAAGCTGAAAACCGAAAGGCGCAGATGTGTTCGCCATTGGTAGACTCCTTGCGGAAGACCGTTTTCAGAACAGCGCGTTCTTATTAGGTCGATCACAAAAGCCCGCCACGGCGCGCAGCGGAATGCAATTAGTGGTTTACCACCATTTTTTATATGTAGCAAGGGGGCTAAACAGATGTCTAGCCCCCTAAACTAATTAAGAACGCGGAACTTGCATTGGGCTGTAAGATTTATTGACAACCTTACGTCCCTGTTCGTAGGCGCTGCCACGGGCAAGGCCAATTGCGCGTTCTTTATCTTCAACCGCCTGACGTGCAGTCGCCAATTCGCGTTGTTTTGCGATGTTGGAGATCTCAGTCGGGCGTTCCATAAGGATCATGCCCTTACGTTCGATAGCGCCTTTGTATCCGATGGGCATCATATCGGGGTGACGCTCCGCCGGAACAGCTTCCCAACCCACCTTATACATTTCACGCATATGGTCTTTGTCTTCCATGCCGTAAACGGACTTTAATTTCCAATTATAGTCCCAGCCGTCAGGGATAATGCTGGGATTGATGTAGAATTCATCATACATATCACCAGTTTCGAAGTCAGATTGCTCCCGCATACGGTTGCGGAGTTCTTCAGCACGAAGAGCAGCCTCACGAATGCCGCGTGAAACAGGTGCAGCAGCCGCTGTAGGTGCAGTTTCGTTGATATTTTCGCCTTCTTCTTCGCGAAGGAAGCCACGGGTCTGTGAATTAGGTGCTTTTGTCATAACTTACCTCCGGATGTCGCCACGATTAATGTAAAAAGCCAAGTTTTGGGCATATTCTTCTTCAGACATGTCCAATTCTGCTGCTGTCGCCCGCATTTCTGGGGTAAGAGTTACCGTCATTGAGTTACCCTGACGCTGAATAGTGTCTTGAGGCGACCGTGAGACGGGTGCAGAAGCAATTGGAACGCGCCCTTGGCTCTTATTTGGCGAAACAGCTTCCTGACGATTGATTTCAGGTGCTGACTGTTGTCCGTAACCAAGTTTACTTTCGATATGAGAAAAATATTCAGGCGTATCAACCTGATAACCGTTTGCAACCGCTTCGTAATGACCCGCCGTCATCATATTATTAAGCTTGGGGTCAGACAAAACCTCCGGATGGGAGCGAATCCAATCCTGAGAACGCTGCGTAAGGTGTGAAATCTTATCGTCAATCGAATCACGCGGCGGCTGCTGTTGAATTTGCGGCTGTGGCTGCGGCGGATTCTGTAAACGATACTCCAATTCTTCACGGCCCTGCTGCAAAGTCGTCAATTTGGCTTCAACTTGAGCCATTTGACGCTGCACCTTGGCGGCTTCACGGTAATCACCGCTCTCCAAAAGCGTTGCGTACCGATTTTCCAGCATTTCGCCATCACGTTCATAGCTGGCGATGGCGTTAACAAGTGCCGTGTGCTGCGAACTTTGAGCTTCAGAACGCACAGACATAAGCTGCTGTTCACGTTCTTGAGCCAAACGCTCCGCTTCATGACGCTGACGCTTTGCTTCATCAGCTTCGCGGCGCTTTTCTTCAAGCTGACGACGAAGAACGTCAATACCTTCATCCGCCGGAACGGGTTCAGCTTTAACTTCCGCCTTTGGCTCTGTTTTGGCGGGTTCTTTTTTAACTTCGCCAAGGTCAATTTCAGTTTGTTGATTGAGCGGATGCTCAGGATACCTTACTGAAACTTCAATAGGTTCATTAAAAGTGTTCATGGTTTGTTCCCCTTAAAGAATAACGTCAGGAGACGGGATCGACATTCGGATCTGCGTGTCCTGTAACATGCGGCACATGACGCCGTTTACTTCAAGACTCCAGCCGTCAGAGACACGGAAAGCGATCCATTCGCCCAGTTCAACGTCCTGACCATTGAAGGAAGTTTTTTCGTCATCGACAAAGGCAATCGGACCTTTTTTCAGCACAAGACCAACCTTGCCCTGATATTCGTCTTCTTTGCGGGTGTTATCGGTGAGGATGATGCCGCCAGCAGTTTTTTCTGGCCGCTTATAGACGGCGACTAAAATCCAATTGTTGTAGATTTTGATGCCGGAGATGTCGCCAATAGATTCAATAAGTTCATTACGCGGATCAACCGCGTGGATCATTTTCATTGTCATGCTTTATTCCTATCTCGCGTTTTTTAGGGTGTGCCGACCAACGTATCGTTGATCTCTTTTGCCCAGATAAGAGAGTCTTTAAGACCCTTGATGTAACCTGTTTGTGCTTTGTACTCCTCTAAGGTTTGCGCAGACCCGTTAGAGAGCGCCTCCGTACGGGTCTGCAATTCTTCTTCCAGACGTTCCTTTAGTTTGCGGTAAAGGAACAAATCATAAGTCCCCATTTACGCTCCATTTGCCGGGGGCCATTTCTTCTTTTCCAGCCGCCCCAGCCCACTGCCGGAACCAAATGTCTTCTCCTGATATTTCGGTTCAGCCTGTGGGGCGACACGACCACCGTGCTTGCGCATCGGAGGAACAGGAGGAGTCATACCCGGACCACCGGGATTCATTGAACCCATTGCTCCAAGGCCCGGGCCAGCGCCAGCGGGAGGAAGCATTGGGCCAGCACCGGGACCACCCGGACCCATTGGAGGCATCGGAGGGCCGCCCTGTGGGCCGCCAGCGCCAGCCAATTTGGCAAGAGCCGCCAGAGCCATAGGGTTTGGACCCTGAGGCTGCTGACCGCCCGGTGCAATGTTGATGTTGATGTTTGTTTTGCCCTTAGCGCGACCGCCAGTAGCACGCTTGATGCGGCCACCCTTCTTTTCGTGCGGGCTGTTGATGTACGAAGGCGATTTTGGCATGGAACGATTCGTCGGTTCCGGAGCCGTTTGAGCGGCAGCGGGAGCCTTTGATTGGTTATATTCCATACGTTCTTTGTACGTTGGGAAACGCTGCGACTGACCGACCTGATACTCTTTGCTGTTCAGGTAATCGGTGATGCTATCAGTACCGCCGCCGTCAGCTTTATGAGCGCGGCCACCATGACGCAGACCCTTCATGGAGTGCTGGCGGTCATGCTTCTTGTCCATTTCAGAAGCTTCCCATGCCTTCATGGTCATGTGGTGCTTCTTAGCCAATTTCTTGTCCTGAGTTTCGTCCTTCTTGGACCCTTCCCAGACTTCGCCGCCACGCTTGTGCATCATCGACGCGCCCATCAAGCCCGACGAAAGAGATTTCATGCCGGGGTTCTTAGGGGGAGCAGACGGGAGACCTTCGCGCTTCTTGCGCATGGCAAGAGCCGCAACAATTTTTTTGCGCTGAACAGGGTTAGGCGAAATCATACCGCCGCCAGCTTTGCGGGGGGCTTTGCCAAGATTTTCTTTGGCTGTTTCGCCATCCATATCGCAAACTTTTCCGCCGCGCTTGAAACGCTGTTTTCCAACAGGCATGAAACCAGCGTTGCCGCTGTCCAACGGCTGTTCGCCATCCCATGATTTGGTGTCAGAAAAAGTAGGAAGGCTGGATTCTTTCTTCAAACCCATGCGTTCCATTTTAGCTTTTTGGGCGCTGCGGGCCTCATGCTTGTAGCTGCTCATGGCATTAAACTCCAAAGGGGACGTTTGGCATAATTAACCCATGCCAAGAGGTGGTTGAGGTGTAGTCGTTTGCTTGTCAATTTCTTCCATTTGCGGCTTAATAAACTGTTCCGCTTGTGAAGCACTTTCGGGATGCACCGCAATTTCGCGGGCAAGCTGATACATAGCAATCTTCTCTTTGCTCTCGCGATCCGCAGCGCGGTTCTGAGCGTCTGCCGCAGCATCAAGAGCGCGGACCTTAACTTCCGCCGCTTTCGCCTGAGCGTCGATCATCTTCGCCTGTGCCGTCATCATCATGGACGGATCAGACTGCGGGCCTTGCGGGTTCTTGTTGAAGAGATCGTCGGCGTCTTCAATTCCAAACATGGTCAGGATGCGCTGATCAACAACCTTGGCATCGTACAATGTCGGGTTAGCTGCCTGAAGCTGTTTGATAGCCATAGCTTTTTGAATACGGGCGGTCTGTGACGGCGTATTTGGGTCCGCCATAGGCACAAGATTGACGTTGTTCAAAGCCCTGACCAGAACGTCCGGCGTCCACGAATTGGCGGGGAAGGCATTATCCTTCCAGAACGACTCAGGGCTTTCTTTGAACAAGTCTTTCAAAAGCTGGAATTCGCGTGCTTGGGCTGCGTGCATACGCTTGTG